CCCAGATCTTACCGGCCGTATGTTCCTTTGGGGCATCTTGTCCCGTGGTGCGGGGCCCGTGCAGCAAGAAGCGGCATTCCTTGACCTCGTGTCAAAGGCCGAGCCCTACATTGCTAAGTCGGTTAATGGCGAATTTACGGATGCGGACCTTACTTCTTGGAAGCAGATGGTTTCAGAAAGCTTGCCTGAGGGTTCTCCGGCTAAGCAGGTAACGATGAACGCTAATGCGGCAGGAACTCTGCTTAAGGCATTAAGTGAAAAGTCAGATAACGGCCAGTCAGCACTAAGAACGCTGCATAATGACTTGGCGGACCCTAAAGTATCGGGCCCACAATTCCGTCGGAAGTTTTTTGCTTTGACAAATAAGCCGGGCATTGACAACAAGGTCGTTTCGTTTATCGGTTTAGTGTCAGGTAAAGACGATTTGTTGGTCATGGACCGTATTCAATCCAGACATTTGTGGGATGACGGCCGATATGAAGGCAAAAACATCTATGATGGCATCAACAAAGGCGGTCTAAGCAGCATTTTAGGTGGCCCACGGGGTTTGATGGTCACTGAGATGCTAGAAAATGGCCTTAAAGACTCTGCCAAGAAAGCCTATGAGATGATAGGCCGTCCACAAGATGGCAGCCTTGGTCGTATGCACTGGGAAACGTGGTTGATTGAAGGAAATCAAGGCGTATCGCACAGTACTCTGCAGTCAGTTAGAAGCGGATCACCTATTGGGTTCGGTGTTACGGAAGGAAAGCCCGGCACTTTCTCCTCTGGCATGACTTATCGACAAGCAATTAACGGCCCAGTAGTCGAATATCCTCTTTCTGAGGGAAATGTAGTAAGAATGACCCCAGAAAGGCAAAAAGAATTTGAAATGTTTGTTAAAGCACCAAAAAATGGTATAGTACCTAAAGGATTTAAGGTAACAGAATCAGTTTCTGGTCCTTGGTACGAGAGACCAGAAGTCAATAGAAGGAAATTAGACGATGCCGCAAGACAATTCGAAAACGCTAACGCCGACGGCAGCTTTAGATCAGGCGATGTTAGGCCTTACGCGGGTGGGGACACCCTTTCTGAACGAAGACGAAAGTTCCTCCGCGCCTTCAGAGCCGATCAGGGCCGAAGAGCAGCCGCAACAGGCGTGGTTCAGGGAGTCGATAATGGACGACGTACTCAAGAAACATCCGGACCTTACCAGAGAGGAACTGTCGAGGGATATGGAGGAGATGGGCTTTTAAGCTTCTCCCCAGACAGTAGTGCCCTGACCCAATACCAGAGCGCAGGCCTTAACCTACCGGTTATTCGACAACTAGATGCAGCGGCTAATGCGCCTGCCTATAACGTAGAAATGACCAACGCTATGGCAAACCATAGGTTAGGTTCTCAGGTAGAAATCAAGAGCGCAGAAGACCTTTCTGGCTACAACCTCTTCCGAACTGAAGCAGGCAGTGGGTTTGCCATTAAGCCGGACGGTGACATAGTCGCTGTGTTTGCGTCGCCAAATGAGCCTAAGGGCGGAAGTTTTGCAATGCTTCAAGCGGCAGTACAGGCAGGCGGCACTAAGTTAGATGCGTTTGATACGTACCTACCTGAGATTTACGAAGCCGTAGGATTCCGCCCAGTAGCGCGCCTTCCTTGGAATGATGAATTTGCGCCACCTAACTGGGACAAGAAAGCATTTGCCAAGTACAGTAAGGGCGAGCCAGATGTAGTCTTCTTTGTCCATGATCCAGAATACTTTGGCGGCGCTAAGGATGTTCCTGTAGTTACGGATTACGACGACGCTGTAAGATTACAGGATGAGGCGCTAGGAGCAGTTACTCCTGCCGCAAAAGGTCCAGAAGCCCAAGCTCTTAGCTATGACGCAGAAAAGATAGCCAAACTGCCACGGGTCGTTAATGATCCTGTGGCTCAGCGCTTTAATGAGCAGGTGGGCGCCGACCCCGAGGCTGCCATAGCCCAATACCGACAACTTCCTGATTCTAAGGGTGGAAAGGTCCTTAATACGGACTTCGTCAGAGAGCTAAGCCCGAACTACCGTAATGATAGGGGTCTTTCTCAAAATGTCCACGATACCTCTACGGCATTAAATCAACTTATGTACCAACGAGCGCTTCGTGACACTATGGGTCAGGAGGGTGCGTGGGTGTTTACTGGCGGTGGAGCGGCCTCAGGTAAGACCGCAGGCCTCCCTGACGAGATGATAGATTCCTACGACCTCGTCGTAGACGGAACTCTAGCTAACTTTGAGAAGTCCTCAGCCCAAATAGATCAGGCTTTGGATTCAGGTAAAGCCGTAACTGTCATCTACGTAGATCGCCCCCCGGAAAAAGCCTTTCCTTTGTTGCTAAATCGAGCAAACAAAATGGAAAAAGAACTCGGTTCTGGTCGAACAGTTCCGCTTGATATTTTCTTGGGGGCACACAGAGACGCCCGCGAAAGCATTAAGAAAATTGAGAACAAATACAAAAACGACGAGAGGGTAGCTATTCAAGTAGTCAATAACCACGGCGCGGAAGGAAAACAGTTCCTTACCACTGTGGATAATGTTAGCAAAATGGATTACAATACGTCTTTACCCAAGATAACCCAAGCATTAGAGGACGCATATGAACAAGGAAAAATCAGCGAATCCATCTACCTCGCCACCAAAGGCAGCGCTCAGCCCCGCCCTGAAGGCGCGCAGAGACAAGCTCCTAAAAATGACACTGCCCGGAATGCAGGCGATGAGCCTAAACTCGAGCAAGGGAATCAAATAGTAACTGAGCAGCAACGCCAAGATTGGCGTGAAGCTAATAAGGGTGATTTTAGACAAGAACAAACTCCCGAACTTGCTGAGGCAGCAGAAAAGCTTGGCAGGGGGGAGCTATCTATCTCGGACTACTCGAAAGAAGTAGACCGCCTTCGCCCTATTACCCCCCTCACGGAAGTCCCCCGAATATCTTCGTTTGAAGACATTGCATCCGCGCTAGACGCAAACAAGGTGGCTAAGGGTATTATTGGTTTAGACACAGAGATTGCCGATGGCACTATGGTAGGGTCAAGACTAGATATCCCTGCTTACAACAGCTACAACACGTGGGTAGTATCCGTGCATGAAGGCGCGGGCACTTCTGGAAGCTCACTAGGTTATGGTAAAATAGCCGTCCTTGATGACGTTAAATTCAATAGTAACGCTAAATCAGCTTTTGGGGTTGCCACAGGCAAAAAACCTAAGGCCTCGTTTGCTCGAATGAATGGCAAGTGGCGTAATGTTGATCCTGAAGTCGCCAGAGAACAGGCCGAAAAGTTTATTAAAGATCCAAATTGGACGCAGGTAGGGATGAACCCCTATCGCCATTCGTTCTTCTATGACAAGGCCACGGGACAGCCCGTAGACTCAGCAAAAGAAGTTATTCAGATTGGACCTCTAGTTCTTGCTAGAGACGTTAAGACTAGGCCACTAGAAAGTCCGGAGCACGCACTAGACCCTAAAAAGCGTAAAAAAGGCGAGCCTGATTATTTCAAACATGGCGGATCAGTAGAGCGCGTGTACAATGACAACCGAACATACAAATAGGACAAAGTCATGCCTGTAGATAAAGTCGTTAATCTGGCCCCAGTAACTGACATCATTGAACTGATGGGTGAAGAAGAGCCGGATATTGAAATCATCCTTGAGGATGACGGTAGCGCGGTTGTTGAAATTAACGAAGAAGACGACGTTGAGTTCTATAGCAACCTAGCAGAAGTAGTTGATGAGGATGAGCTTGCCGCCATTTCATCTGACCTACTTGCTTTATTCGACGCAGACAAGGCCTCTAGGCAGGACTGGGAAGAGATGTATTCCAAAGGAATGGATCTACTGGGCCTGAAGATAGAGGACCGTACACGGCCGTTCCGTGGCGCTGCAGGCGCTGTACACCCCATGCTGACAGAAGCCGTTGTCCAGTTTCAGTCGCAAGCGTTTAAAGAGCTCATGCCCGCAGGCGGCCCTGTCCGTACTGAGACTTTAGGCAAAGAGACTATCGACAAGGTCCAACAGGCTTCGCGCGTGCAGGACTTTATGAATTACCAGATCACGTCGGTGATGAAAGAATACACGCCGGAGTTTGATCAGTTACTGTTTTACGTCGGATACGGCGGCTCTGCATTTAAAAAGGTTTATTATGATGAACAACTGGGTCGTATGGTTAGTCGTTTGGTTCTTCCTGACGACCTCTATATTCCTTACAACGGGTCGAGTGTCATCTCTCAGTGCCCAAGAATTACACAGCGTATTGCAATGGACTCAAATGAGTTCAGGAAGCGTGTTGTTGCCGGTGAATACCTTGATGTAGTGGTCGATCCAGAGCAAAACCCTGTAAGCGGCAACCAAATTAGGTATGCAATCGACAAAGTTACGGGTTTGACAGCAAGCGGCGAGCCAGAAGAAATCTTTTTGCTCGAGTTCCAAGTCAATTTAGACCTTATGGGCTTTGAGGATGTCGACGAAAAGAACAACGAGACCGGAATTAAGCTGCCTTACGTCGTTACTATTGACGAAAACAGCGGTCAGGTGGTCGGAATACGCAGAAATTGGTTAGAAGATGACGAATTAAAGTGTCGTCGTGAATATTTTGTGCATTATGTGCTGATTGAAGGCCCCGGCGCTTACGGTTTAGGCTTTGTTCACCTGATTGGTGGCCTAAGTAAGACTGCAACGGCCGCTTTGCGTCAACTTCTTGACGCAGGCACGCTATCCAACCTTCCTGCGGGATTCAAAGCGAAGGGTGCACGGATTGCTGACGATGATAACCCCATTCAGCCGGGCGAATGGCGGGATATTGACGCCGGTGGCTCCGAGTTAAGCGGTTCACTGCTTCCCCTGCCCTACAAAGAGCCAAGCCAGACACTGTTTACGCTTCTGGGCTTCACAGTGGACGCCGGAAAGCGCCTTGCGAGCACTGCAGACATGCAGGTTGGGGACGCTAACCAACAGGCGGCTGTAGGCACTACGCTTGCGCTGTTGGAACGTGGTTCGATGGTGACCTCTGCCATACACAAGCGCCTTTACTACGCTCAGACGCAAGAATTCGAGATGTTAGCGGCAGGATTTGGGCAATTTCTACCCGATGAATACCCATATGACGTCCCCGGAGCCTCTAGATGTATAAAAAGATCAGATTTTACCCATATGGTTGCAATACTACCGATTGCTGACCCTAACGTCTTCTCTGCGGCTCAGCGTATTACGTTAGCGCAAGCTCAGTTGCAGTTAGCTCAAAGTGCGCCGCAAATGCACAACATGTACGAGGCGTATTACCGTGTTTATCAGGCAATGAACGTCCGAGACATTGACGGCATCCTGAAGATGGAAACTAACCAGTTGCCTAAGGACCCTGCAAGCGAGAATGCTGACGCGGCGGATAACAAGTCGTTGAAGGCTTTCGCCGGTCAACAACACGACGCACATATTGCGGCCCACCTGATGATGGGTATGTCGCCTCTTATGCAGGCCAATCCTTTGGGTTCGGCTGAACTGCAGAAGCATATTCTGGACCACATACGCTTAAAGGCGGAAGAGGCGACGGAAGCAGAGCTGTTTGCAGAGTACGGCGCAGACCCTGATAGCATGGTTTCTGAACTTCAGCGTGAGGCGATGGTTTCAATTAAGGTCGCTGAAGGCATGATGGAAATGAAGGGCGTCCAGAGTCAGCTTTCTGGCGAGGGGACAGGCGAAGATCCAGTAGTAGCGCTGAAAGCTCAAGAGCTGCAGCAGCGTGCTGCTAAGGACCAAGCGGACATAGCGATCAAGCAGGAAGGCGTTAAGCTTGATCAGGCTAGAATTGTCCAGAACGCTGAAGCCAACCAAGCTCGAATAGAATCTCAGCAGAAGATAGCTCAAGAAAGGGCGAATGTTGCTAGAGAAAGAATCAATGCTCCTAAACAAGGAGGAAGGTAATGCCACTTAAACCGGGCTCTAGTAGTAAAACAATTGGTAAAAATATCAGTGAACTAGTTGGAACTTACGAAAAAAAGGGTAAAATAGGCGCCAGTAAACCTAAGAGCAAATCTGCAGCTCAAAAACAAGCTGTAGCAATTGCACTGAATACTGCCGGTAAATCGAAAAAGATGAAATCCGGTGGAGTAGTACGGACCGTTAAAAAACGTGACGGTAACCGACCAGTAAAGATTTACTAAGTATGCCCCCAGACGGTGGCTCTAAACTGTCTGCTCTCATGGAAAAACGACCATGCTTGAATTCGCTGAAAGCGTATTGAAAGAAGTTAGGAAATTACAGGAAGACTCCGAGGCGATAGTGCTTAATGGCTCTATCTCTGACATGGAACGCTACCGTTTCCTTATGGGCCGTCTGGAAGGCATAAAACTTGTGGATCAGATTATCCGAGACAAACTGGATAAGTATTCAGAAGATTTTTAACCCACCAAAGGAGCCTATATGGAACCTGAAAAGAAGCTTACGCCCCTAGAGGAAAAGTGGAAAGCCGAGGCCAAAGAAGAAGGGCCGAAGAAGACCACCCTCAATGATGCGTATACGACCGAAGGAAAAGTCGCTGAACACGGCCTTTCTGATTCTGTACTAGACCTTATTCCGCAACCCACAGGATGGCGACTAGCTATCTTACCTTACCGTGGCGCCAAAACCACGAAGGGAGGCATTGTACTTGCGGATGAGACACGTCAACGAACGCAGTTAGCGACTAACGTCGGCTACGTGTTGAAGGTAGGAGCTCTATCCTACGCTGACGAGTCTAAGTTTCCCCACGGTCCGTGGTGCAAGGCGGGTGATTGGGTAATCTTTGGTCGATATGCAGGGTCTCGGATTCAGATAGATGGTGGCGAGATTCGTTTACTAAACGATGATGAAATCTTGGGGCTAGTAAATGACCCTGAAGATATTCTACACATGTAAGGAGACGTTTGATGAGTGAACCAATGAACGAAGAGCTAGACTTTAATGTCGGCGACGACGAGCAAGAAGCCACCGTTGAAATGAACGAAGACGGCTCCGATGCTAAGTTAGCGATCGAAGAACCCCCTGCTGTTGAGGAGGAGCCCCCCGCTAAGCAGGCCGCCCCTGCAGAAGAAGAGTTAGACGACTATTCGGGTAAGGTTAAAAAACGAATAGACAAGCTCACTGCTCGTTTAAGAGAGACGCAGCGTCGTGAAGAGGCCGCGCTTGAGTATGCCCGTAACGTAAGACAGCAAAACGAAGAGCTCGAGCAGCGATACCAAAAGACGGACACGGAAAGGCTGCAAGAGGCTCAAGGCCGCGTTGACAGTCACGTGGTTGCGTTAAAGCAGGTTATTAGAAAAGCCCGTGAAGAGGGCGACATAGATACCGAGACGGAAGCTCAACAGCGTCTTACCTCTATGGTCTGGGAGCAAAACCGTTTAAACGAGACGACAAACCAACGTCGTCAGCAAATGGAAGAGCCTAAAAAGCCCGCTGAACAGCCTGAAATATTGCGCCCAAGAATGCCAGAGCCTGATTTAAAGGCGGAAGACTGGGCCGAAAAGAATACTTGGTTTGGTACAAATACGGTGATGACCCACACAGTTAGGGGAATTCACATGGATTTGATCCAAAAAGAAGGGTTTGACCCAAGCTCTGACGAGTATTATAGTGAGATCGACCGTAGGATGAGCCAGATATTTCCTAGTGAATATGGTATCGAGCCTACGCAACAAAACAACAGGACTAACCGACCCGTGCAAACGGTAGCTCCTGCAACCCGATCTTCGGGAGTAAATAACTCAGCACGCCGCTCTGTTAGGTTGAGTCCCAGTCAGGTTGCGATAGCAAAAAAACTCGGGGTTCCACTTGAAGAATATGCCAAATACGTTAAGGAGTGATTTAAATGAGCGATAACAACGTGCCAAAACTCAATCGCAGTGCTCGTGATGCGGATACCCGTGACAAGACTGCGCGCCGTAAAGCTTGGGCTCCTCCTTCACGACTAGACGCGCCTCCTGCGCCTCCGGGCTATAAGCACCGTTGGATCAGGGCTGAATCTGGTGGGGTAGACGACCGCACTAACGTAGCAGGGAAACTCCGTGAGGGGTATGAACTGGTTAGAGGGGAAGAATATCCTGACTTTGATTCAGGTGTTCAGGACGATGGCAAGCACGCAGGGGTTATCTCTGTAGGCGGATTGCTATTAGCCAGAATACCAGATGAAACAGCAGAAGAGCGTCGAACGTATTATTCTTCACGGACCCATGATCAGATAAGGGCAGTCGATAACGACATGTTGAAGACGAATGCACACTCGTCAATGAAGATCAACGCGCCGGAAAGACAGTCCAAAGTAAGCCTCGGTGGCCCACGAACGGGTTCCGAGTAACCTTAATTTTAAAGGACATTTATCATGGCTAATGTAGACAAAGCCTTTGGCTTACGTCCGCTTGGTAACCTTTCTGGCACTGGTAGCCAGAAGCAGTACGGTTACGAAATTGCGGACAACCAAGCGGGTGCTATTTTTCAGGGTGACCTAGTCACGTTGAAAGACGGTTACATCCTCCAGTTTAACCCTGCCTCTCACACAGCGGCGGTAGGCGTATTTAACGGATGTAACTACATTGATCCAACTACGGGCAAGCCCACTTGGAGCAACTACTATCCCGGTTCAGTAAACATCACTCAGGGTAAGATCATCGCAGAAGTTCTCGACGATCCTAACCAGATGTTCCTTATCCAAAATGATGGCACTTCAGCCGCTACAAACTACGGTTTGAACGCTGACATCGTTGTTGGAACAGGCAGCACTACAACTGGAGTTTCAGCAAACGTACTGGATACTTCTACCATTGCTACTACTGCAGCACTTAACCTTAAGATCATTGGTCTTTGGGACGTGCCCAACAACGCAGTCGGTGCTAACGCGGTGGTTGTAGTTAAAATTAACGAGCACCTTTACGGTTCTGCCGGTGTTGCAGGTCAATAGGAGACTTAGGTCATGGCTATATCACGTTCACAACTAGTAAAAGAGCTAGAGCCGGGT